AAAGCTTTATTGATTATGTAGATGAGAGTAAAACGGAAACCTTTAGTGGTGGCGGCTTTTATGTTTACTACTTAAAAGAATATCCTATAATTAGTGTTAGCAGCTTGGAATACAGCACTGACTATGGCCAAACGTACACAGCTGGTACAGTATACACAGATTGGGTTTATGATCCTTCTATTATAGCAATTCGCTCACTATGGCCTTCAGGATTTAGTGACCTAATTAATGGTTACAGAGTAACCTACAACTGTGGCTATGAAGAAGGTACCCCAGAAGACTTAAAGTTAGCGGTAATGGATCTGGTCACGTACTACCGTAAAAATGACTCAGCAGTACATAGTACAAAATCTGTTAGTCCTAATACTATGCAGATTGAGTATGTGTCCAATACTAGCCTACCTGCTCATATTAAGCGCGTTCTAGATATTTACGCAGTGGACTATACATAATGGCTAAGTTTAGACGCATACATATTAGAAGGTTTGCGGATATTGTTTTTGGAAGCGCGATTAATGGTGCTAAGACAAAAGTTCAAAAATTGGCCCTTAGAAAAAGTATTGATGTATCTAAGGGCCAATCCGTATTTAACGAAACAATTAGAAATAATTCACCAACTATATATTTAGTAGATCCAGATTTGGTTGCAAAACTAGCAGTACAAGAACTAATCAGTAATACTAAATATATTTCTAGTATTATTACTAGCACTGGTCCAGTATCTGTAGAAAATGGCAAAGAATTTACTGAAGCATACAGCAATCTTGGAACAATACTAAAAGAACTAGTTCCTACAATAGAACACGAAATTCGTTTAAGTTTAAAAAGTACTTTTAAAGAAACATCTTTAGGTACTTTAAACTCAATAGTATCAGATATATACAATAAACTAATTTCTGATATACAGATTGCAGAAAAAAAGGGCAAAAGTTATATATCTTATCAAATAGCAGCCGCTAAAGCAGGAGCCGAGCTAAGAAGAGTATTAAACTCATTAAAAATATCTATACTGCAAGATGCTAGTTCAGTAATTACTAATCTGGATAATAGAATAGCTTTTGTAGGATATAGATTTGCTGCTACAAGAACTGAAATTAATGCAGTTCTACAAGCAGCTATAGATAAGTATATTGATAAGTATATAAAAACACAAAAATTTAATATCGGTAATATAGTTCATGCAGGTCACGTAGGCATCTATTCTGATGCAGGACTAATTGGTATTAATATGCCGGCAGCGCTGATAGGTGGATTAGTAAGTAATAAGTTTGACGAAATAGAAAATGCCGTAGGTAATCTACCTATTCATATAGAGAGTGGAATAAAACTAAATACTAACTACACCACTACTGGTGGTATGTTATTAGATATGCAATTTAATTTTGCTATTAGTATGCCGGAGTCTTTAAATAGTGGTATACTAAGTGCCCAAGAAGTAAAAGCCATTAATACAATAGTTGGAAAAATAACCGATGAGGCCTTGGAACAATCTGTAAAAAAGCAGCTAGGTGAAAATTCTATACTGGAACTAATTCAAGAGGTAGGTGCTTCACCAAGTTTTAAAGAGTTTATATCCGATAGAATAATAGCTACTTTAAGAGAAGAGAATATTAGTCCGCTTAAACATACTGTTGGGGTTACATTACAAAATGATATTAATAGGGGCAGTTCAAAGTCTAGTAGTAAAAAAAGTATTACTAAAGTTACAGCACCTCCTAAAGTAAAAGTTAATATAAAGCAAGTAGTACCTACTTCCAAAACTAATAATCTTATTAGTTTGCAAAACTTAATCAACCAAAACCTTGCTCGTCAAATTCAACATAACATGGGTACAGGTAGTTCTACAAAAGTACTAAACTATCGTACCGGCCGCCTTGCTAATTCAGCTAAAGTCAAACGAATATCAGAATCTCGCCAAGGTATGATTACTGCTTTTTATTCTTACATGCGTAATCCTTATGGTACCTTTGCTGAAGGCGGACGCCAAGAATTTCCCCAATCCCGGAATCCTAAGTTGTTGATTGGTAAGTCAATTAGAGAACTAGCAGGTGCCCAAGTAGCAAACAGAATGAGAGCAGTACTAGTATGAGCCGTCGTACTTCCATTATAAAAGCTCTAGTAGAAAAACTAAAATTACTAGATGGTACAAATTATACTAGCGATATTAGTAGTAATGCTTATCCAATCCTAAAATTTTGGGATGAGGTAAATGACTTTCCTTCTATTTACATTACTCCAGGTTCTGAGGCCCGTGAGTACTTACCCAGTGATTTTACCTGGGGATTTTTAGGTGTTAGTGTTAAAATGTACTGTCGTGGCGAGTTTGCCCAAGAACAACTAGAACAGCTTCTTTTCGATGTAGAAACTGTCATCGATAAAAATAGAGTATTAGTGTACGACAGCACTAATGGCTATGAAACAACAGAAATTTTATTAACCTCAATAACCACTGACGAAGGCCTACTAGCGCCTTACGCAATTGGAGAAATAAATCTTCAAGTACGCTACCAAATCATATAACGAGACACTATACCTCTTAGTATAGGCCAATATTTGTGGTAGCACACCACATTTACCTTAACAAGGAAATAAAATGGCAACATTTAATCTTACACGTAATAGTAGAGCGTTCTTTACTACTAACGTGAACTCTACTACTGGCATTATTAACTCCACAGGTTTTACTGTAGACAATAGCCAAGAACTGTCTATCCTAGAGGGCTTTAGCTTCTCAGAAACATCAAATGTTGATACAATTACTGTAAGTGAAGCTGGTGTTACACCTGCTCGTGGTCAACGCGCTTTCAACACCCAACTAAACCCGGTTGAATTCTCTTTTAGTACTTACCTAAAGCCTGCTCTACAAGATTCCGTACGTGCTGAAGAAGCAGTGTTATGGAACGCAATGTTTGCAACAACTGCACAGGACGCTGCTCCAACTCCACTTACTTGGTCTGGAGCCATGACGGCTACCATTACTAATGCCACCACAACCAGCCCACCACTACTATCAATTACAGCAGCTACTACTATTAGTATATCTGCTGCAGTAGGTGAGTATGTTATAATTAGGGGTGCTATTGGTGATAAGGCTAATGAGCTAAATGGTGCTTATTTAGTAAAAACCACCTCTGCTACAGCAATTGACTTAGCCTTTGCTATTCCTCCTGAAACATTAACCGGTAGCGTAACTGGAAGTTTTCCAACTGCATCAACTACAGCTTTGCCTGCTATACTAGTAACAAAAACAGCTTGGAATAGTTTTCCTGTTATTACTGGAGATACTGGTGGTACTACTGTTGGTATAAATAAGGTTGCTGGTAAGTACTACGGCGAAGTAACAACTGCTCGTTCTAATGCTAATCAGCTACTAGCGTTCGGAATGGTAATGACTGTAGACTCAGTTACTTATTGTCTTGATAACTGTGCACTAGATCAGGCTAGTATTGATTTCGGTCTCGATGGTATCGCAACGGTACAGTGGACTGGTAAAGCAACAGCACTACGTCAGTTAGCCACATCAGCTAATTATACAGCTACTAATGATTCTTTCTTAGTACCCACATCCTATACTTTAAGCACAACAAGTGGTAGCGCAACAGTAACACTTAGTGGTACAATTGGAGGTGCTGCAGCTATTGGCTCTGCTGTCCGTCATGGTGGTGAGAATATTGGCGTTCTAGCTACAGCAGCAGTAACTGGTGCTACCAGTCTTACACTGGCAAATACTGTAGCGTTCTCTAGAACTACTAGTAATCAAAGAACTTATATTTCGCCGCCTATTACGCTGGGTGGTGGTCTTACTGGGTCGATTGCTCCTAAAACAGCACCAGCAATTACTGGCTACATCACAAACAAGTTAAATACCTTAACATTGGCTACAAACTTTGGTGGTGGTGGTACAAGTTATACTATTCCCTTAACTGGTGGTAATATTACAATTGCAAATAATATCAACTATATTACTCCTGCAAATATTGGTGTAGTTAATTTACCTATTACATACTACACAGGTACTCGAGCAATCACAGGTACTCTAAATGCTTACTTACGTACCGGTACTACAGGTACCGCAGCGCTACTAAAGAACTTACTAGATAATTCTTCAACAGCAGTAGAAACAAAGTATGAAATGGCTCTGCAAATTGGTGGTGCTGCAAATGCTATTCGCGTTGAGCTACTAGCTCCTGGAGCAGCAATTCAAATTCCAACCATTGATGCTCAGTCTGTACTAAGCACAGCAATTAACTTTACTGTGGAAGGTTACGATGCTCTTAGTAGCGCCAACTATGACGTTGAAGCAGTTAACGATCTAAGACTTCGTTACTTCTACAGTTAATTTTTAATCTGAACACACGGCGTTCCGCCGTGTGTTTATCAACCCAATAATAATTAGGATATAAAATCCCATGTCAACTGACAAAATTTC